ATGAACCTAATAAACCAACACAGGTGTTGAATAATGATCTGCCCATTTTGAACGGAGTAACTGCAAAATCAACACCCTCTATTTGCCCCCCGCTTGAGAGTCTTGCTTGGAAGACATTGACTGAAACTGTATAGACAGCTGATTCAACAGCTGCGTTTCCAACATAAGTTGATGCTCCAGATAAAGTCGCGACTCCAGATGGAATAACATTTGCTTCAATGATATCGGCATTTGTGATTGCAGCTGAAAAGGTATATTGCCCAAGATTTTCTGCAAGTATTGTTCTTGTTCCATTGTAGGGGCTTCCGCATCCTGTAATAATAACTTGCTGATTTTCGGTAAATTCATGTAATCCTAGTGTAGTAAAAGTGGCGACATTATCAGTCAGCGACACTTTTTCAATTGGTGCTTTGAATGTAACAAGCATTGGCAAAATAACTGTTTCAGCCGTATTTATTATTTGATTTAGATAAGTGTCATCATAAAGAGAAGAAGATACCCCAAGCACACTCCTCAACTGACTAGCAGTAATAATAGTAGGCACAGGGCACCTTCCTCTCTAGACTCCCATTAATGGATGCCTGTGATCGGGAGCAACCACAGGCACTCAGTTAAATTAGGCTACTGCTAGCTTGCGGAATGCGGTTGGGTAGCGATTAACTACGCAAACATATCCGTAGATACCAATTTCAATGCGTCCGTTTGCAACGATATTGGCACGAAGTTCTACTGTGCCACTCTCGTGGAATCGCATTGCTTGTGATGGATAAACCAAAGCATGCTTGGCGTTAGCATCATCACCTGTGTAGTTAGGGCTTACAACTAAATCAAGTCCAGCAACTGTGCCGTTTGTTGATCCTTGTGTAATCACGCCAGCAGCATTTTGTGGTGCTGCTGCTGCAAATAGTGGACGGCTATCAGCTGTTGCTGCAAGTAATCCAGCAAAGTCAATGCCGTTTGTTCCACCTGAAGGAGCAACCAATAGTCGATTTGGTGTAAAGCGCATTACGCCATAGGAATCAGAAATTCCATCAACGATTGATGCGTAGATTGATGCGCCAGTTGATGCACTTGCATTCTGTGATGCGATTTGTGCAGCATATTGATCGGTTTTTTGTGCATAAGATGCAGCTAACTCACGAACCAATAATTCTGCGAATGCTGGGTCTGAACGATCAAACAACTCAACATTAACTACATTAGCACCAGCGAACTTAACAATTGTGTCTTCTTGAAATGTAACAGCGGTGTCAGTTGATGAAAACTCTGAACCTTCTGAAGTTACTGCAACAGTTGCTTGTGCGCCCAACTTAGGTGTGAAAATTTTCATTCCTGTTGCTGGTAGTGGTGCTCGCTCAATTGAATCAATAAATGGACGGCTTGAATCAATTATGCCGATTAGATCACGCAAATAGTTTGGTGGAACAGTTCCCGTGTTCTCAGTAACTGTTGCAATCTGTAATGCTGCAAGTAGGTCACGAGCATCATTGTCGCCACCTAGTGCTTTGATTTGTGCATTTAGATATTGTCCTGCTGTAACATTTGTGTCAATGCGTGGCTTTGTATATGCCATGTATTGAGCAGTTACAACTGGAGCTTGTGCCGCTTCTACCGCTTCGGTCGCGATAGGAGCTTCAGAAATAATTTCTGACACTTTGTTCTCCTTTGTTGTGGTTTCCTCAGCGGTTGCTTCGGAATTCTCTGGTGTTTCACTAGCTGCAACTTCAGCAACTCTTGCGCTGTCGATTGCAGGTTCAGTTACCAAACTGACCTCTTGTAAAGAACTTTTTTGGATGCGTAATACGCCTTCGACATTTTTCCACTCGTTAATTTTAACTCCAACACTAAAGCCGTCGCGTAATCCAGTAGCTGCCTCCTCCAAAGCGTCATCCGCAGAAAAAGTTTTTGCCAGACGGAAGGTTGCCTCTAAACCTGTATCTGTTGCAGTTATATCAACAAGTTTTCCAAGTGGCTTTGTTCTTTCGTGCTCAAGCAATAATTTGACAGGCTTTGAGAAATCAATGCTGTCTTTTTCAAATACTGTTAATCCTGCGCTGGTTGAACCCTGCTCATCCCATGTAACTATCTTTCCTGAGATTGTGCGCTTGTTTGTATCGGCAGCAGTTATTTCTATTGGGAAATTAATCTTCATCGGATTAAGTCCTCCTCCTCTTGGATTTGCTCAATGCTCATTGCACCGATGCGGTTTAGGATTTCATAAACTTGAGCACGCTCTAATGCTGAGCCTCTCAAGAAATCATCTATGTCAAATCTTGTTTCAATTCCATTCGGGCAGAAATCTGAAAAACTAAGTCTTTGCTCCAAGCTTGTCAAAATTGATCTCAAGCTAAAATCAATAAGCGCTTTTCTTTCGGCTAAAGTGTTCGAGTATGTCATGCTCGTAGTTTCAGCAGAAACAAATGATGCAGGAATACCAGATGCTCTTGCAATTTCTAAAGCAAGATATTGTCGTGCTTCGTTTAATTGTAATTTAGCAGGATCAAAACCTAATGCTTGCAATTCAACATCAGCATTCAAAAATGCCGTAGTTCGCATAGACCTGCTAATTTTCCAACTCTCAAGAAGTTTAGTAATTCTTTCTGGTGTTAAATTTGTGCCATTTGATTTAAGAACCATTTGTGGCATTGGTTCTTTTGCATACATTTCAGCAGCTTGTTCTAATGCAGCAGCAGCTTTAATTGTGCGACCTGCCCGATTAAGTATTCCTTCATCTAATCCGTTAAATACAATTAATGAACCAATTCCAAAAGGCGGAACTCTTTTACCATCTACTGTGTAATATTCAATTTCAGTTGAGTTACTATTTAATGATGCAAATACTCTGTTAGGTGCAATTCTTGTCCATGCTCTAATTCTTGAAGCATCGGTTGATGAATACGAATCCAATACCATTCCATAACCGACCCCAAATAGGAGTAAATCTTCCGCCAACCAACTATAAATTGCAGAACCTGCAACTCTAGGATCTGGTTGCATAATTACGCGATTTGGTCTTACATGTTCATTTGTAAAATGATTGTATTGTTCAATTGGTAAAGATCCGATTGTTGAACAAATTATATTTCTTGCGCGTGCTCCTGCTGGTATCGCCATAAACTGTTCACGACTTGCAGTAGTTGTTCCAAATAAAATTCCGCCAACTAATTGTTGTGCGTTGTAAGGTGCAAGTGAAGCAGCAACATCAACTTGAGAATCTGGTTGATTTGATTTGGCGGTAAATCGGTCGAATAATCCCATTAGCACATAATATACCATAAATACAAATTATCCGACTTGAATGTCCACCTCTGTTTCAACTTGTGTCGCAAAATAAGAAACTAATGCTGTTGCAACGCTGGCACAAACCGCGACCCTGCTCGCCCTTCTTCCTATAATCCACGAACCATCACCATAAGGTAATTTTGCAGCTGACAAGGTTTGCTGTGTCAATTCCTCTTGCCCCGAATGCTGCAAACGATGGGAATTTATAGCGCCAAGCCATCGGTCGCAACTTTCTGCATAAATTGCTCCATCCATGTCAGTTACCTGAATTCCAGCAGGAACTAACCTTGATGCAACTGCTTGGCTTGTTCTTTTGCTGAAAGCAACAGTTTGTGTGTTGTATTTCCTCACATAAGGTGCGATGTCATTGGCAACTGCTAAATCATTCAAGCTGTAATCATTTGACCAAGTGTGAAGCAATTGCACATAAAATCTTTCTCCCGATAATCGCTGGGCTGCCACTAATGCCCCAAATTTACGATCAGGCGACAAATCCAAGCCAAGCCAAGTAGGTTGCTCAGGATCTAGTGGTATTGGATCTATTTGACACATTGCCCACTTTTGCGGATCAATTGCGCTGTTTATTGTATCTACCCATTGCGTGAGTAACTCGGTTCGGACAATATCTGGTGGATCATTAATTGCAGCTAAAATATTATCTGGATGAATTGTTATTCCTAATGATGGGTTGGCTTGAGCAAATGCAGACCAATTGACATCGCCTGACGGAAGGTGGATCGGCGCATCTGGTTCGGCACTCCACTCAAACCACCCAATCGGGTCATTGGTTGTAGCTGATGCCAACGCCCTCTCACGCAATTTGTTTAGGATAACTGAATGTTGATCTCCAGCCGAGCTATAAACCCATACTTGCGGATTCTTAGCACTCATCATTGAATAACGCATTGATGACCAAGCATCTTCATCTTTGTATTCTCTTAACTCATCCATATGAATTGTTTCTGGTTTACTCAAACCTCTAGCTGCATTGTTTGCAGCCTTTACAACAAACCGCCTGTTACCAAATAATTCAATTTCTTCCGCGCCATGTTGCCAGCGGATTTTCTTTACTTCCTTTTCAAGTTCTGGATGTTGTTCAATTAATGTAACAATCTGTCTAAATGTTTCAAGTGATGTAGTTAATCTGTGAGCTGATGCAAGCTGTAAACCCTCGCCCCACACAAACATGCCAGTCAGGATTCTAAGCATCATCAATGTGCTCTTACCATTCTGGCGACTAAGGCACAATCCCACCTCAGCGGTGAACCAACGATTATCTTCTTTGACCTTATGAGCATGAATTGCAACAAACTTTTGCCAATCCATAAGTTTAATCGAAAGAGAAGCTGCAAAGTCAATCATTTCTTGACCTTTAGACGGCAAATCATTGAGTTTGGAGTGAATACGGGGTGTTTGCACACCTCCTAATCCTGATTGAGCCTGATCTGAAACGATC